ATTTATTTTTTCACCTATGTCCCCATCGTCTAGCCCGGTCAAGGACATCGCCCTTTCACGGCGGTAACAGGGGTTCAAATCCCCTTGGGGACGCTTTTGATTTTATTGGACTTATGCGTCTTTCTTGTTAATTCCACATCAAATTCGCACAAGTTTTCACACAAGATTCTCTATTTTTTCTCTAATTTTATGCAGATTCTCAACAAGTATTTCAAATGTCTAATCAAATATGCTGCTTCTGACAATTCCCAACTTAAATTCATCATAGATTTCTTAAATTTTTCTATCATTATTGGTATTCCCTTTTCATTCTTTAATTTTTTCCAAAGATATAGTTATGTCCTTTTCGGTTCTTATGAATATATGGTCAGGACTTAAGAATGTTCCTATTGGTATTGGTTTGTTGCCATCATAAATATCTGTAGGCTTTCTGTTGATTTCAAAACTTTTTATTTTAGAATAATTATCTATAACGATTTTGCCACCGTCAAATTTAATAATAATTCTTTCTTTTTTTGCTTTTTCTTCATTCTCAATCTCTTCTTTTATCTTTAATTGGTTTTTAAGGAAATCCTCTATTGTGATTGAGGCGATTTTAAAAATTCTTGTAATATCATTACCCAATTTTTCACACATTTCTATTGTTTTTTCGTTAAAATTTTCAAATATGCGATTAATTCTCTTCATCTCTCTTTTTTCTTGCCTATTTTTTAACCATTGTTTTATAAATCTAATCATTCTTAATCTTTTCCTTTCTCTTTTTCTGAAGATAACCAATGTCATAGATTTTAGATTCTGTTCTTGTATGGACATAGCGTTCAGTTGTTTTAATTTGTGTATGTCCGAGCAATTCTTTTAAAATAAATTGGTCACCGCCCGTCTCTTCTGCTATAAAAGAAGCGTAGGTATGTCTGAAACTATGTGCGATTAGCTTCCTACCGAGATTATCAAATTGCGGAATCTTCGCATCCTTAAGGATTTGATTAAATTCTCTGCTTATAAACATATAAGGAAATACATAATCACCTTGATTTGATTCGATTCGTCGCTTTAATAATTTAATTAATTCACGGCTTACTCTTATTTTTCTGATCTTGCCTTGGTGCCCAGGTAAAACCTTTGCGCTGCGGATCGTAATCTCTCCCTTATCGAAATCAATCTCTTCTTTCAGAAGCGGAATGTGCGTTGAACGCCTTGATGGAATGAGTTCGGTAGGTCTTGCTCCTGTTGAAAGCATTGTAAGGAATAAGCATCGTAGGATTGGATTGTAACAATGATTAAAAAAAGCGATTAATTCATTTTTATTAAAAGCTTTAATCTCGGTCTTTTTGCCCGCCTTTGCTTTTGGTCTTTGAATATGAATATCATTATTTTTGAGCATTCTTAAAATAAAGTTTGTATCCTTATCGACGGTATCTCTTGAAACTTTCTGTAATCTATATCTTTGATAAGTACTAATCATATTGGTATCTATTTTTGATATTTGAATATCTTCTCCGAGCCATTTAAGGAATTGATTAAAGGAATTTCCAATCCTTTCGGCTTGCAATGATGAGACTTCAGTTTCGATTTTTTGAATTTCCATCACCGAAGCTTGAGAGAATTTCAATAACTTCTCTCCTATGTTTTTCTGTAACTGGAAAGTCTGATAAATCTTCTTTGAAATTTCGATGGCTTCGTTTTTGTTTTTTGTTTGGGTTGTTCGATGACGGACTTTCCCCGCTATCCAGACCGCATAAATCCAATTGCCTCCCGGATGACGACGAAAGAGGTTCCCCGGAATGTTCTTCGTTATCATTCTTGCCCCGCAATCCCTGAATGTCTTGAAGATTATAGCGTGGATAGATTCGTTTATTTCCGCAACTGAAATTAATGTATGGGATTTTGCCAGCCTTTGTCAACCGCAAAATTTGTTGGACGGATAGGTGTAAAATTGGGGCGACATCTTTTGGGGTTAAAAATAATTCATTCATTGGATTCATTTTCCTTAAAATCAATCATCTTTGTTTGATTGGAAATTATATTCTCGAAGATTGTGTTCTGATTTTTACATAATTGAAAGGGCAAAAATATTTCTCTTATAGAAACCATTTCGGTATTAATAAGAGCAAGTTGAGATTGAATCCAGCGATATATTTGCCGCCAAGCGATTTTTTTAGCTCGCTCTTGATAATCAGTTTTGTCCCTACATCTTTTTATTTTTGAAAGCAGAAGTTCATAAACAGCTTTCCATCTACAGGGCAATCTGAATGGAGTTTCCTTATTGTTTATATCTATAGAGAAAATCAGTCCTTCAGGAGAGCCATTTTCATAGTCAATAATTATCTTCTTAGCCCCATATTGAGCGAGTTCTGATTGAATTTCGCCAATAGTTTTATTGACTGAGATTCCTGTGGTCTCCATATAGAGAGTTTTCTTCTTCATTAAGCCATTTCCTCTTGGATTGCTTCAATTTCTTCGTCCTCTTCTTTATCTTCAAATTTATCGCAGTCACTTGCTAATCCATTATAAAGATAATCGTGTTCAAATATTTGATCTCCGCCTTCTTCTTGTAATTCCTCCATTAATTCTAATAAATTACAGTTGGTTTTGTTTTTGCAATCATAACAATTTATCATCTCGTTTCCTTTCAGATTGCTTTAAAAAGTTTATCTTCTATCATCATATTCTCTCCTATATTAACTAAAATCCTTATTAAAATCATCATTATAATCGTATTCTGTATTAAGGATGAACTCATAATTTTCTAATGTCTTAATTTTTGCTTTTTGTTCATCTGTCCATTCCGAAATTGGGTAATTTTCTTTGATAATTTTAACTTGTCTTTGCAATTCTGGGATATAAATCTTAATAGATAATTTTTTATTTTCTATTTGTTTGGCAATTTTGTATTGATTTACAGCCTTATCGCATAATCGCTGTGCATCTTTTCTCATATTATCAATCTGTTCTAAAGTCATTTCTTCATCTGAACTTAATGCAATTTCAAAATGACAATAATCATAAGAAAGCATTAGTTTTACTGAACCTTTTGACATAATTTATCTCCTTTATTTTATTTTTTCTTGTATTAATTTTCCGCCCCAAATCTCTTTGAGGTTGTCTTTTAAAAAGATTGGAATATTGTATTGCCTTGCCTGATTAACAATGCTTTCAATCCATTCACGTTTAGGGATAATCTTGCTTAAGCAATTTCCTGTCTCTGCACCCACAACTATCCAATCAAAATATTTCATTAATTTTAAATCTATCTTTACAAATTTATTATGCATAGGTTCTATGTTTAATAGGGTTTTATTAGAGCGATTTCTACAAAAATCCCTTACGATATTTCTATTCAACTTGTCTGTTATTGTATAACCCAAAATACAATTATATGGAAAAATATAATCAAAAGTAACAAGAGGTTCTTTTGATAGGAATACAAACTTATGCTGCTGATATTGCTTAATCTTGTCTAAAACTCGCTTCATCCATTCCTTTTCCCAATAGTTTATATCCGTCATAAATCCCACAAGAATCATTGATGGCTTTTTAGGAAATTCTTTTGCAAAATTATGCTCAAGAAATGTGGGTTTAAAATGTTTTAATTGATTTATTAGTGGTGCAAGTTCTAATAAAATACCATCCATAGAAACTATATTATTTTTAAAACGATATTCTTTATTGGCAATTATTTTCGCAAATCTTCTTGCAAACCCTCTTGCCCAGCAATATGGACATTTTCTTAAACATCCAATAACAGGATTGAAAATATAATCTCCATATTCTATTTTTGTTCTGCTGATTAATGTCATTTCTCAATCTCTAAGATTATCTCTTGCTCAGGCTTGATTTCCATCAATGCCCAAGCTGGTAAATATATTCTTTCATCACCTTCAATTTTTGCAACGGCATCTTTAGATACTTGCCACTTTCTCTCAATGGGAATAATCAAATATGTACATCCATTAATAGAGATAATGTTGCTATCAATTTTTGTATAAAAATTCAGTTTTGGTATGAATAAAAAACTGCCGACAACAATCCAGACAAGAATAGTTATTATGATTAACCATTTAGCTGAGATTAGATTTTTCATTTACAATTCTCCATTCTATAAATTAAAAGTATCCTTTGTATTCTTGATTGCAAGCTTTCTGCGATTAATTTCTAATTCGATTTCGGCTCTGTGTGCTTTGTCAAAGCCTTCAAGAATTTTCTGCGTGTCGGAAAGGGCAATATAAGAATTAATTTCCTCTTCGGTCTTGAAATTATTAATTTTTTCAATAACCATTATCATAATGCTTTTGGGAATAGTGTTGGGAATATCATTGAATTTTGACTCATCTTGGGTTTTGGCAGGTTCGGGTTCTGTTACATCCTTCGGAATATCAGGAGCGTCTGTTGACGAATTTGCCCAATCAGTTATATCTGGAAGTTCTTTTATGTCAGGCGAGATTTCAGTTTTCGTGGTTTCGTCTGTTGCCATCATTTTTTGGACTTCTAAAGATAGGGGTAAAAATTTTCCGTGTTTTTTTATCACTGTTTTATTGCCTTGTTCTTCATACCATTTTTTCCAAGGTGAATATGAACTATCTTTTGATGGCGAAACATTCATAACTTTATCAACATCCGCTTTACTAATAACCTTAAAAGAAGTCTCTCCGCTTGTAAATTTGGCTACGGAATAGAAGGCAATTATCTTGCCTCTGTCTCCCAATGTTGGTTTATGTTTTAGAAATTGAGTTGAACCATAACAGTAATCAAATTCATCTTTTTCATAAACAGGATTCGCATATACATCTTTGATTTCCCCGCTACGCCTTACAAGATTAATTACTCCCCTATAGTCCATTATCATTTGTGCAAAATACCTTTTTTTATCACTATCGTAAAACGGAATCAAATATGCGTGAATGTTTGGCTCAAGTCCTAATTGAATGATTTGCATAAATCCAGCTAATACGCTCATTGGTTCGCAATCTGCTAATTTCGGATTCTTTCTAAATAAAGAATAGAAATTAGCGATAATACGTTCGGGATTAATATGAGCAGGTAAAGATTTAACGATTTGTTCCATTCTCTTATCGATAAATTCTTTTAGACTTACAATAGCGTTTTTCTTTACATCGCTTTTTTTAAGTTCTTCTTTCAATGTCTTGGTTGTTGCCATAATGCTGTCTCCTTTTTATTTTGTTGGTTTAATGTTTAATCTTCGATATGAAGATTCTTTGAGATATTGATTATAAAGTTCTGGCTCTTTTGCCTTGAAGGAATCGGAATCAAAACGCTTTGAAGAAATATTCTTGTAAGTGATTAAGAATTGCCCCGCCAAGGCAGATTCGTTGTTGCCTATTTCGTATTTGAATTTGTTTTCAATCTCTTGTTTTTTTAATTCCAATTCCTTTATTTGCTCAGAAAGTCCCTCTCTTTCAAAAATAAGGGTTTCATAACTGATAGGCAATTCGATTTTGGTCCCAGGTTCGGCTAATGGGTATAATTGTTTGATTAATTCAATTGCGTCCTGAGAGCCATCAATTATTGGAGGCGTTTTGTTTTCGACCATTTCCCAGAATTTCTTCTCACCTTGAATAATGAAGTTAATCAGTTCTTCATCTCTCTCTATAAATCTCATCTCAAATTTATTGCCACCGATAAGAACGGCAATAATTCCCCAATGATAACCTGTAATTGCAAGATAGTGCTGGACTTGAATGATATATTCTTGAGGAGTATTGTCGTTTTCCCATTCATCTTTTTTGTAAACGGTAGATGTTTTGCATTCAAGAATACCGTCTTTGTTTCCATTGATTTTAAAGGCAGGATAAAATCCAGACAGATATACGTTGTCATTAAAAAAGATAAGCCTATCGACATTACCAAGCATAATAGGATTTTCAATAGATTGGAATATTGCCTCTGGATTCTTGATTATTGCGCCTGTTCTTTTTGCAAATTCTTGAGCAATTAAGTCTTCGTGTTTCGTCCCCCAATACATTGGTTCGGTTTCTTCAACTTCCGGAGCTTGTCCTGTTTTTTCCATCCAGAGTCGTAAAGGTGTTTTATATCGACTTAATCCAAGAGATGCTGCAGCATCAGAGCCACCTATTCCTTGAAGTCTCTGCGCTTTCCAATTTTTGATTTCTATTTCTTTATACATTTTGTTAATTCCTTTCCGTTTATTGCTGTGACCTCGCCTTCTTCAATGCAAATTCCGATTTCTCTTTTATCGTCGCTAACGATTTCAAGCCAGACCTGAAAATCATATTTGTCAGCCATCTCTTCGCTTATATCTTTTTTGCTCTGATTTTTGAGAGATAGATTCGGCGTTGGCAAATTGGCAAAGCGGGTTGTTAAAGATTTAAGTTCTCTGTTGATGTCAGTTCTATTGTTATAGGCAATCTGTCTTTTGTCGTCGAGTTTGGCAAGGATGTCGGCTTGACCAATGAGATTAATAAGGATTTGTCTTTGTTCTTGCGGTTTTGATAATGAGAATTCAAGTGGATCGAATGTAAGTTCACCAATAATTTTGTCAAGAAAGGCTTGTGGCGAGGGATATGTGCGACCTTCATTATCTTTGACAACAAGAGTCCCAGAATCGTTTTGTGTCCATTTGCGAGTGATGATATATTTTTCCGTTTCAATAGTTACAAAAGCCTTATCCTCGCCTTCTCTAATAGCCTTCTTTAATTCCTTAACTGCTTTTTTTCCTGCCATTGCGATGGCAATGGCGTCAAGAACTGATGTTTTCCCTGCTCCGTTTTTGCCTGTAATAATGATTGTATTGTTATTGCCAGGTTCAATTTCAACCGCTTTGAGAATCTTAAAATTCTCTGCGATGAGTTTAATAATTTTCATCTTCTTCGCTCCCTTCTTTTCTTTTATATAAATTATCGAAAAAACTTGATTCACCCTGTTGCATAGAGACCAAGAATGCATCGAGTTTGTCTTGAGTGTCTTGCTCAATAGTCTTGCCATTGACGATGATTATTGATTTATCTTCTTTTTCCATTATTCCATTTCCTTCTAAATTCTTCACCTCTACTATGACAACGAGAAACCATTTGAACTACCTCTTGGTCTATACATCCTACCATAAATCCCGTAACTCCTTCCGACTCCTGAGTCTTGATATCCTTCCCAATATTTGTTTCAGCATCACAAATAATCTTATTAGTATCAATGTCTTGGTATTCAGCAGTGTCCAGCAACCGCATTACTTCTCTTGCCACATCCACACAATATTTGCCATAGGGGTCATCATTGATTTTAATACAATTATTCCATTCATCTTCTTTTTCTTTAATTACTGGCATATTTTCATCCTCCTATAATATCATTCTTAAGTGTATATCGAAAGACGCAACCTCTTTTGTGGTGAGCGTCTTGTGGTGATTCAGTATCTTAATATATTGTTCGAGAATACGCTCAATCTTATGGTTAAGCATTTCAAATGCTTCTTTGTTAATGCGTTTGTTATGCTTCTTAAAATATTCTTTGACTGCTTTTTTTACAAGATACATCTTGTTCCCTATTCCGATTCTTTGATTTCGATTATTCCCAATGCTTCATTAAAGATTGCATTTGTGTGAAAATAATTTCTAAAAAGTGGCATTGCATTACAATATGCATTTAGGTTTTCAATTGATTTTTGAACCAATTTTATTATCTGCTTGACAACCTTTACTTCTTCTTGTCTTTTAATAATATCTCTCGTTTTTTCCTCATCTAATACTAAGATTTCTGCATTTCTTCTTATATTCATAATACCAGAATAGAAATCCTTCCAGGCTTTAGTATCAGTCATTTGCTTCATTTCAAGGACGACTTCCAGCCTTGTCTCATAATCTCTTAATGTTTCTTTCTTTTGCCTTTCCTTTTGTGTTTCTTCTTGTGTTTCTTCTGATTTAATTTTTTTTTCTTCCATAAATTTATTTCCTTTCATTTGATTTTTAATATTTGTCGTATTCCCCAAGCCATATATGTTTTATATGAGGATCTGAATAAGTAGCACAGGCTTTCCAACAATGCCCTTTTGGTGCTTTTGGTAGCCTGTTATTAATCAGCCAGAAAACAAATTCAAAAGTTGAATAAATTGTTGTCATATTTTGCTCCTTTCGTTTAATCCAATTTGTTAATTTGTAAATAAAATAAAAGACTGCCCACGAAATGCAGGCAGCCTTTAGTATAAGGAGAATTGTGGTTATGATAAGAGAAGATTTGTTTGTAATTAAAGAAGGCAAGGACGGTAAGAATTGCCCTAAATACTTAGGTGAGATTATGATTTCATCCTTGCCTTCCCGGGACGAATGACAAGAATTATGATAAGGCGCTATCTCTTTAAATAACTCCTTTGTTTTTTCGTTCTTGCCCATTCTTCACCTTACAAATTTAAAAATTTCGAGAGAAGATTACTATAGAAAATTTTAATTGTCAAGAGAAAAATGTAAAAATTTTTTACAGGGCTTCTTTGTTTGTTATTTCTTGACTTATAATAATTATTTAAAGATAATTTTTGTAATCATTGTGGATATATGTAATAAGAAAGTTTCAGGTTTAAAGGATTCAAAACAGAATATGGCTTTGATTTGTTGTCCCGAATGTCAAAAAGAGATTTCTTGTAAAACACAATCTTGTCCTTATTGTGGTTGCCCGATAAATGTCTATAATAAGTGGAATCTTGAATATTATAAGTCGCTTGATTTTGCCCGGGGAGTTAAGTGGAATCTTAATCCGATTGGACATAGTTGCGATGAATGTTTGGGTCTTGCAGGCAGAGAATATGATTTAAATAATGTCCCTGATAAGCCTCATCGCGGTTGTCGATGTTTTTTAACTTTGGTTATTGACAAGAATTATATGTATCAAAAATATGGCATTACAGATGGAATTATAATTGAGAAAACAGCCAAGAAATGGAAAGGATGGAAATTATTAGGTTGCTTGTCCTTGATTTTAGTCATTATTATAATAATGAAAACAATTGATAATAAAAAAGAAATTCAGATTGCTATTGAGCCTTCAAAAATAATAATGAAGTCTACAGAAACAATAATAAAGCCCACAAATATGGTTCGTGTTCAGGGAACTCCTGTTGAAACATCCAAAACAATAAAAAAATCTATTAAGATAATGATTGTCAATGATGATTTCAGCATGGTTTTGGAGGATAATAAGATAATTATTTTTAACAATGCGCTTTGGGAAGATGATAGAAAAGAAGAGATTGTAGAATTCTTAAATGAATACAAAGACAAAAAGGTAAGGATATATTTTGTCACAGAAAGAACATCAAGCATTGGTGATTATAAATTAAAACAGGATGGTCGCGGCTATTATTTAATAAAGGATATAAGAGACAATAGCAATAAAAGTGTTTTAGATGAACTCAAAAAACGAAATTTAATCAAAGGATCTGGAGAATAATGTTATGAGGAAAATTATTTTGTTGATGTTAGGAATATTTTTTATTTGTTATAATACAATGGCAGGATTTTTATTGGTTGATGAATATAAAAAATCTTTTGACATAAAGAAATTTGATGATTCATTAATGATAGACACAACTCATTTAAAATTCAATAATTTTAAACTAAAATATGATAATTATTTTCAAAGCTTTAATATTAGATGTACCGCTATTGCAAAGGAGCATACAGGTAAATATAGATTAAGTTTTTCAATGTATTTAGTATTTCTTGATTCGGAAAATAAAATAATCTGTTGTTGTAAACTTTTTAAGATTGGAACCTGGATGCAATCCGACGAAATAGAAGAAATATCAACAAGCGGAGACTTATCTGATACAGATTTTAATAAAATAAAAAAGATATATATGAAAATTATAGTTCAAAAAGTTGATTAATGATTATTTTTTCTTCTTGAATTCAGGATAGATGCGTTTGATGAGTAAGTTTCTTATATCCATAAGCGTTTCAATATAGAATTTTTTATTAAGTGACTCGCCATAGCGATAAGATGCGGTTAAAAGTATTTGTAGTTCCTCACCTGTCATTTTCAATGTGTCGACCATATTTTTATCTTCAAACAATTCCTTAATGGTATCCGGGATAGAATGCATTTTTTGAAAGTCTGGACTATTGTTAATCATCTCAGCAAGAAGTTTATAATCATCAATTTCCGTTAGTTTTTTGTTATAAACCACATTAACATAATTAAGACTTTTGTCATCGAGATAAAAATATTCCTCCGGACATTTGAATATCTTCGCAAGTTGCTTTACATATTCTTTTTTAGGGGGAGAATCTTTTTTAAACCAATAAATTATGGCTTGTGGTGTTAATGGGGGATTTAATAATCTTGCTAATTTTACCTGCGAAATTTTATCCAATTTCATTAATTCTCTAAGTTTTTCTCCGAATGTTTTCATATTGTTTCCTACATAAATTCAATAATTTTTAATTTTTTTCTTGACAAAGTAAAATTATTTTACTATAAGCAAATCATAAAAATTTAATTTTAAGGTATAAAATGTCTTTAAACTTCCGTCAGTTCTTAAAAAAATACAAGCCTCCACGTGAGATTTTTGCCGACGCAATTCCCTTAGAACAAATCAGTCCTTATGCCTATGGTCGTGCGTATATGTCGCTTGATAGGGCGATAAAGTTATCAGAGATTTCTGTCGTATGGTTAATCCGCAACGACCACGATCCAAAGGATAAGATAGACATAGCTACTCTGATTCATCCTAAGAACAGGGAATCGCTGGTACGGCTTTCTCATTTTTAATTATTATTGGGAAAATTTGATTTTAGGGCAATTATAATTACGAATTTTGATTAGCATAGTCTACTATAAAAAATCAAGAGATTTTATAAATGCTGGAAAAACGATTATTTGAGGTCTTCAGAGATGTGGTGCAGGAGTCGAAGATTTCTGTGGCGCAACTGGCAGATGAATTGTGTTGTTCGGTTTCGATGGTCTATAAGTGGATGGAAGACCCGCATCAAAGTGGGAACGGAGCTGAATTAAAGGCAAATCACATTCCGATAATCTGTAGACTTACTGATGATTATCGTCTCCTGAATTTTCTTGCCCATCGTTGTAATCATATCGCTTTAAAAGTTTGCATTCCTGAAGGTGAAAAAAATCTATCGTTTTTATCCAGGCAAAATACAAGGAAAGGAAACTATGTTGAAGAGGTGGTTAATAGCGACAAATACGAGTCCGGGGATAAGAAGGAGCTGCTAAAGACAATCGATGAGCAGCTGAATATCTTGGTGGCGATAAAGGAGATGGTCTTGAATAGGAAATAAGGAATTGATTAACGCAAAGCCGCAGAGACGCAAAGAGGGAATTTTATGAAATGGTTTAAACACATTTCTGATTCGTTAGATGACCCATTTATTTTTGATTTGATAGATAAATTTGGTGGGACAGGATACCTTGTTTTTTTCGGTACTCTTGAAATTCTTGCCCGAGAATTTGATGTATCTCGACCCGGGCTCGCCACATTCTCGATTCAATTTCTACAGCGGAAATTACAAGTGAGATACAAGCGAACTTTAATCGAGATATTAAACTTTTGTAACGAGAATAATCGAATCTTAGTCGAGATTGACAAAAATGATGATAATAAAATAATGCTTAACTGTCCTAAATTAAGAGCTTTATGTGATGATTGGACACAAAAACAAATAAGAGAAAACTCCGAAGTTAATCTGAAGTTGCTACGGAGAAAGTCTCCAACCAATAAGAGAGAGAGTAAGATTAAAGAAGAAGATAAAGAGAAAGAAAAGAAAGAGAGAGAAAGAAAAGAAAACGGCGAGCCTTTGGGAAAAAATTCAACTCTTCGGGATATCCCAAACTCTTCACTCTCTGAAATTCTATTAAAAAATTTCTTCAGAGAAAAGAAAATACAAATCACAGATGAGACCATAAACCTAATCCTCGAATATTACACACAAAAGCAGATAATAGTCGGTGAAGCAATTGAGAAATTTGTTCATCATAATCAAGGCAAAGATTATTTTAATAATTCAATAAGGGTTCACGAGGAAATAATACGATGGCTTGATAATGAGAAAAATTGGAACCTCTCGCACGGCATTGATAGAGGACTTATTGAACTCGGGACAGAGAAATTAGGTAATGGACAATTCTCTCAAGTTACAAAGAAGATTATCAATAAAAAATCATCGAATTTTCTCTGACGAAATAACGATAAAAGTGAAGGGATTAAAAAAAATACTATGTTGCCATTGTGATAGGACAAGGATTAAATCCTATCTGGGTACAACAAACGAATCAAGTCGAGGCTGTGGTATAAGACGGCAAAATCGTCTAAAGACTTTTAAGGGCATTTTATGAGTAAAATAAATAAGATTAATATTATTGTAAAAGGAGTGATATATAATGAATATTAAAAATTGTTTAAGATGTAATAATCCATTCTTGTTTAATCCCATGCTTCACGGTGATGATGTTTGTCCAACCTGTGAAAGAATGAACGATATAACCTTCTGGTATCCGAGATTGGCAAGATTGAACTTTCCTATGCCAAAAACAATTATCGTTCACACAAATTGTGATTTAGAAGAAATGTTAGATGGCAAAAATCCAAATGGATTCAAAGAATTTATCGAGGATTTAAAAACTGCGATTAATAGAATTGGATTACCCTGTTTTTTAAGGACAGGAATGGCATCGAATAAATGGGACTGGGAGTCTTCTTGCTTTATTACTGATTTAAAAAAATTGCCACAACACATATTCAATATTGTTGAATTCAGTGCTATTGCCACAATAGATAGATTTATGTCCTGTGATTTTTGGGCAGTTAGGGAATTAATAAAAACAAAACCGTATTTTTATTATTTCAAAAATATGCCCATCACAAAAGAGAGAAGATTTTTTGTTAGAAATGGTAAAATTGAATGCAGTCACCCCTATTGGGATGTCGAGAATTTGTTCAAGGGAATAGAAAAAGAAAAGTTAGAAGAGTTAAATAAATTTTCAATAAAAGATCAAAACCAACTTAATGAAATGGCACAATATATAACCGATACTTTTCAGGGATATTGGTCTTGCGATTTTCTTCAAGACATAGATGGAAAATGGTGGATGACAGATATGGCAATTGGTGAGAAATCTTTTCACCAACCACATAAAAAATAAGTAAAATAATAATCGGAGGATGCGAAGATGAGTTTATTGAATGTGATTAAAAAGTTTATCAAGGAGGGTATTAAGGCACAGAAAGAAGTAGACAAGGTCATTGCAAAAGGGCAAGAGGCGCAGATTACTCCGACCATAGCCATAGTTCAGAGAAAGCACAAGAACGGTCAACGCAGAATCAGGATTTTTAATATGCAGAAACAGATAGAGAATGCGATTAAGCAAGACCCGTTTTTACAGTATCGCATTGATTATCTTATGGGATTGCCACACAAGAAGCGATTTCCAACGGACCAGATTAATGCTATCGCAAAGCAGGCAGGGATTACAAGAATTCAAGTTCATAATTATATTAAAAAGCAAAGAGCGAATCGGAATAAGGCAAGAAAGCCTGTGGTGAATGGGGAGTTGTTTGAAGAGAAATCAAAAGCGATTGTAAATTAAATTTTAAGATTTAAGAGTGGAGCTAAAATGTCTTGCTACAAAAATGATTTAAAAAAGAAAAAATTTATTCTTGTTATACCCGACTTACCGCCTTCGTGGAATCAATTTTTCAATCGTAGGTTGAAGGATAGATTACATTTACAGATGTCGCACAAAAAATCTTTCGGCTGGTGGGTTAAGGTTCAATTGCTTGAAATGGAAAAATCAAAAATGGAAATACCATTCTTTGATAAACCATTCAAGATTATCTTAACCTTCACAGTTCCTCACGGTCTTTTCGATACAAACAATTTATGCGAGAAATATATCATCGACCTATTCAATGCAAGTTCCGAGAATTGCATCCGTCCTATTTATGCGGATGATAGGGTTTTAAACAATCCGCAAGTCATCAAGAATGCCGAAGTCCGCAAAGGCATTAAGCAAACTATAATCATAATCGAGGAGATATGAATGACAGACATAGAAAAGATTTCAAAGGAAGTTGAAGACAAGATTAATCACTGCATTAAAAAAAGAGAAGATGAAATAATTGGTAAACTCATCGACACATTAAAAACAGGAGAAATCTTGATTGAGGCTCAATGTCCGATATGCTTGCAGAAATCGGAGAAAATGAAGTGTATCTTTTCTTATGAGAACCTCTCTGAGCTTATCTTCAATGTGACAGGCGTGAAATTAGATGTTGATGCTATACGAAAAAGATTTAAGCGAAAGTATATTACAATCCCAGAAGACTCATCAATAAAGGGAATGGGATAGTCAGCGGACATTTCAAAAAATTTGTCCGTTGATAAGTTTTGCTATTTGAAATAATCTCTCTTGTGAAAAATTAAATTGAGAGAGTGCCGTGATATTAACCCTCCTTTTTCTACTCATATTTTTTGCTTCCATCCTTATCACGCAACCGCAACAACGGGTAGGGGTCTCCCCGCCCCTGCCCTCAATCTCTAACACAGGATAATGCTAATGAAACCTGGACGAAAGGATAAATATGATAGCAATGTCAAACCCTATCTGAATAAGATAACGGAATGGTGCAAAGAAGGTGCGACCGATGGACAGATATACAAGAAATTAGGAGTGGGGTCGACAAAGTTTTATGAGTATAAGAAGAAACATCCTGAACTTGTTGAGGCAATGAATAAGGGCAGGATTAATGCTAACGAGGCTGTTGAGAACGCTTTATTCAGATTGGCAACTGGTTATGTTTATAAGGAAACAAAAACAATTGAAGGTGGCAAGTATGGTGGACAGACAGAAACTTTTAAAAAGAATTTGCCACCAAACATCGCAGCGATTATTTTCTATCTATGCAATCGAATACCAGAACGATGGAGTCAAAGGCACAATGATAATGGCAATGGCAATGATTTGAACGGAGAAATTTTAAACGAAGATGTTAAAAGAAGCAAGGCAATACTTGCAAAAATCAGAACAGAAACTAAGCAAGGGAACGATTAGAGAGATAAGTTATTTAGACCTTTCTTATTTCGCTTCGTTCTTTTTTCCCGAACTCTGCTATTACCCGTTCAATCAATTTCACGAAGATTATTTTAATTTCAAATTGAGTTATGTGAATGATGATATTAAGAATAGGCAAGGAGACAAGGCTGTTTTTTGTGCTCCGAGAGATTCTGCTAAGTCAACAATCATTTCAAATATTGATGTGATTCACGACATTGTTTTTGGATTGGAAAAGTATATTGCCATTTTTTCCGCAACGGAATCACAAGTTGTCAAGCGAATCACAGACATCAAACATCAACTCATTCACAATTCTATTCTCAAAAGATATTTCAAACTTAAAGGCAATCCAAGATTCTGGACCGGGCATAAACTTATCGTGAATGATATTTGCATTGAAGGATTTTCCGCAGGCTCTGAAGTTTTGGGAATTAATTTTGAAAGTTATCGTCCCACGAAAATTATTCTTGACGATAGTGAGGATTTTAAAAAGGTCGACGTTCCGGAGCAAAGAGAGAAAAAAGAGAATTGGTTTAAGGAAGTTATTGAGGAGCTTGGAGCGAGTTATACAAATATTATCGCGATAGGAACGAACTTACATCAAGAGGGATTGATTGCAAGACTTCTCAAACGTCCAGATTTTAAGCATTTCTTTTATCAGTCTGTTTTAAGTTGGAATAAGAATCAGGAATTATGGGATGAATGGAAAAGGATTTATATTAATCTCGACAATGCGAATAGAGTTGAGGACGCAAGGGCTTATTTTGATAATCATAAAACGGAAATGCTAAAAGATACGAGTGTCTTTTGGGAAGAGAGCGAAGATTACTACACCCTTCAGGTGAAGTTAATAACACAGGGACGTAAGGCATTTTTTAAGAATAAACAGAATGACCCAAGACATACGGAAAAGAATATTTTCGTATTAGACGAATTGGAATATTTCACACTTAAAGATAATGCTATTCATAGAGATGATGGCAAAATAATTCCGTTAAAAGATTTATTTATTTATGGTTTTTATGACCCGTCAATGGGAGATACAAATAAAGGCAAAGACCCAGACTATCCTGCGATAGCAACAATCGGTAAGGATGGACACAGTAATTTATATTTGCTTGATTGCTGGTTTGAGCTTTGCTCACCGACGAAACAACTCGAAATGATTTTTAATTTGAATGATATTTATCATTTCAATCTCTTCGGCATTGAGACAAATAACTTTCAGAAAATACTTTTAGAACCATTCAAGATGATACAACAAAAGCGAATGAATGAAGGCAAATCTTATCAGATCGCAATCAGTGAAATTAATCATAGTAGTAATAAGATTGCGAGGATTGAGGCGATTGAGCCATTAACATCGAATCGTTGGCTAAAGTTTAATAGGAATATTAAGCAAGAGTTTTATAATCTTATGGAGCAATTTCCAACTGCAAGATATGATGACCCGCTGGATGCTGTTGAAGGTGCGGTGCAATTAGCAAGGACGAATATTGTTACTATGTCTGAAACCGAAGAGCAAGAAAACTTTTTGGGAGTTAGATAATATGAATTGCCCGGTTATCAAAACACAAATTTGTTTAAGGAGCGGATGTGAGTTTTTTGATAGTCATTCCGAGATATGCGAAATAAAACAAATAAAACAATTAAAGCCTTTTTTGGTAAGACAATTTGAATTATTGAAAGATATTTTGGAAAAGTTAGAAAAGAAAATTGATGAGAATTGAGATAATGGATTGGCAAGAAAAATACATAAATAAAATAGTTTGTGGCGATTGCCTTGAAGGAATGAGGGAATTGCCTGATGAGAGTGTGAACTCTGTTATAACCAGTCCACCATATTGGGGACTCAGAGATTATGGAGTCGAAGGACAATTTGGATTAGAAAAAACCTTTAATGAATATATAAATAAACTTTGTGGCATATTTGATGAAGTTAAAAGAGTG